TGTTGTGCGCTGCGAGCGCCATCAGCCCGGCCGCATAATCACCTTCGCTCCAGCTCGTATCGATCGAGCGCTCGGCATCCGTCAGCCAGTATTGAATGGTCGAGATCGGAACGGCGCTGAAAGCGGGATAGCGCGCGATCAGATGCGCCGGAGCAGGCTTCACATAACCGGTGAGTGCGAGCGGCTCGGTGACGTCGCTCTCGATGACGTTGAGCGTGACGATGTCGTCGTTTGTCCGGCCGCCGGCCGTTGACCAGGCGACCCGGAACACGGCCGTCTCTCCGTTGGCGCCGCCGGAGAGCCAGACCGTGACGTCTTGGCCGTAGCCGTCAGCTGTCGTGTCCGGAGCGCTGGCGAGGCTCTGGCTGTCGATGTTCACCGTGCCGCCGATGCGCGTCACCCACGGCGTGGCGCTGGTTACGCTGTCGCCGGCGTCGAGCGGGATTCGATATTTGTAATCGAGAACGGCGTCCGGATCTTTGGCAGGCCAGTTCAGCATGCCGGAGAAATTAGCCCGCCGCTCTTCGTCGCTGTAGGTTCGGGACAGCGCAGCGATGGTCGCAAACGCCTGACTTCGAGCGCGAAAGCGCTGCACATGCGGCCACATTGCGGGACTGGAGAGGGGATTGTGGCTTTTACACACCCACCATTTAATCCAGGTGCTTGATTTCAAAAAATCGGCTGCGTAACGAATGTCGCGAAGGCGACTTAAACGTGGGCGTTGGGGTATGGGCGAGTATCGGCTCTATTGTCTCAGCGACGCGGGCACATTTACCAAGTCGCATGAGATCGAGGCGGCCTCCGATGAAGAGGCAATTCGGCAAGCCCGCGACCTGAAATTGCCCGTTCCTTGCGAACTATGGGATCATGGCCGCATGGTCGCCAAGCTGGAGCCGCACAAGGCGTAAGCTCAGGTTAGTCCGCCTTCGGGACCACGCGCTGCTTAGCGATCTTCTTTAGCCGCTCTTCCCAACGGCCTTCATCTTCGTCCGCATCATGCTCGCGGGCGGCCTGTTTGAACTTGTCGGATTGGGTTTCTTTCTGCGTCACGCGGCGATCTTATCATCGCTGCGATACGGTGTCGCCTCGCGCCACAGGCTCGCCAACGTTTCGGTGTCGCCCCGCTGCCATGCTTCGTCGAGCGACTCGAACAGCGTGGAATCGAAGTTGAAAACGCAGGCCTTCGGGAATCCGACCCCTCCGGATGTGCATCGTCCTGTGGAACTAACGGTGGATGGATTGGCGATGTAGAAGACGCGCGCATTCTCTCCCACAAGAATGCGATCAAGCGGCTGATCCTTGTAAGCCCTTGCAAGAACTCGCATTTTGTCTCCTCCGCGTCGAATTGCGGGTCAATGCTAGGCCCGGGGAGTCGTGTGCCGAGTGCCGCCACGCGGTTTGGCGACGCCCTCACGGCGGCCAAAAAACGTCTCGTCCACTTCGACAACGCCACCCTCACCGCCGAAGGGCGTGAGATCGCCGACGCGCATGGCCTCGCGGATACGATGCTCAAGGAACCACGCGGCCTTGTAGCTGATCTCTAGGACGCGATGCAGCTGATGGGCCGAAATGCCCTTCTTGCTGCAGGTCATGAGGTAGACGGCCTGGAGCATCTTGTTGAGCGGCATACGGCCATGTTCGAACACGGTGCCGACCTTGACCGTGAATTGCTTGCGGCACTCGCCGCACTTCTTCAGACCTTGGAGGCCGAGCCTCCGCGCTCATTACGTCGACGATACGACACAGCCTTTCATGGCTGTAGTGCCGACGGTCAGCCGAAAGTTGAACGGGGCGGCCACGAGCCATGCGAGAAGTTGTAGCGCTTCACGATCACGCTCTTCCCCAAAGGCCCGAACCAGATGTGTCCGACGCCCGCGGCGAACCCACTGCCCGACGCGGTTCCAATAGCAACGCAGCGCGCTTTCCCTACCCCGCTCGCAGCGGCGGCGCCTGCCGAGGATCCGGCGGCCTTGAGCATCGCCTTTCCGACTCCGGATGCGCTTCCAGCACCAGCTGCAGAGCCGATGGCCGAGTAGCGCGCCAAGGCGACGCCCGATACGCTGGCCACGCCGGCGGATGAACCGGCAGCGCTTGCCGTCGCCTTCCCGACGCCAGAGACCGCCGCCGCCCCCGCCGAGCTGCCTGCTCCGCTCGCCTTGGCCTTGCCGACACCGGAGACGGCCGCTGATCCGGCCGATGTGCCGACAGCCGGCCCGAGCCCGCTGACCCCGCACTTCGCGCCTAGCCAGCCCTCGAGGTTCGCGCGCTCCGAGACGGAAAGCGCCTTGGCGACATGAACGAGGCCATAGAAGTTGCCGGCAAAGAAGTTCGTGCTGGCGGCGGTGTTTGATCCCAACGCGCTGCCGACCGTGGCCGATGGGGTGAGGTTGGTCGTGCCGCTTTCATCGACCGCGTTCATCCGCAGCGTGACGGCAGGCGTTACCTTGTCGACGGTCGCCAGCAGCACCTGCGCGGTGTTGATGCCGGTGACGGATTTGCCGATCGCCGAAGTGCCATTGTGCCAGGCGATTAGCGAACTGTTGGCCGTGGTGGAGCAGCGCAAGGCTGATCTGTCGCTGCTACTGACCGAGACGGCCCACACCTGATTCCCGCCATTGGTAGGCAGACAGGCGCAGCCTATGCTCTGCGTGTTTCCAGAGATCGCCGTAGAACTGGTCAGCCGGTCATTGACGCCGTCGAAGCTGAGATAGGGATTTCCGCTGCCGTCGACCTGATAGGTCGGCTGGTTGGCCGCAGTCGCCTGCGTGAGATTGAGCCCGTTGCCGCTCTTGTCGTTGATCCGCGCGACCGACTGGCCAGCGGTCGTGACGGGGACCGTGCCCGCGGTGTCCTGAAACAGCGTCGAAAGGTCGGAAGGATCGTACCAGGCGCCGGCAATTCCGCCCGTGAACAGGCTCGACGGGCTGAACGCCATCGCGCCTTGCCCCTAGTCTTCGGTGATCGCGGTCGCGGCGCCGACGATCGGCGTGATGCCGGTGTTGGCGATCGATATCGTCGGGTTGAGCGCACCCGAATAGAGGATCTTGCCAGCGCCCGAACTCGCCGTCCCGATCGCGAAATAGGTCGCCGTCTGCGGCAGGTTCGTGGCGTTCGTCGGATTCGGGAAGACGACGTCGGCTGCCGGCGAAACGCTGTTGCTGCTGACCGTGAAGCCGCCGCTGGTGCGCGCGACGGCCTGGCGGGCGTAGCCGGTGTAATTGCACTCGCTCGTAGTCTGGCTGCCCGCTTCGCCTGGATCGGCCGTGTGCAGCGAGAGATAGAGGTTGGTGAGCGGCGAGGTAGCGGCGTTGTCGGCGAGGTTGGCGATCGCGGTCGCGTTGAAGACCAGCTTCAGCCAGTCATTCTCGAATGTGTCGCCCTTTGACATCCGCAGTCCTCCGTCACGCCGCCGAGGATACGGCCCACCCGGTTATGGCTGTAGGTTCAACGCAAACGGGCCGCCCTGTTACAGACGGCCCGTCGGCACTCCCACGGCAGGAAATTGGCTAGACGGTCGCTGCGCGGCTCGCTTCGATGGCATCGACCAACTGCGCCTTCGTCGCGTCGGCAACGGCAATGGCGGCGTCGCCTTCTCCGATCGTCGCAATCCCGGCATCGCCCGCGATCTTGAGCAGCTCGTCCTTGTTCAGGCTCTTCAGCGCCTTGTCGTCGCTCGATGCTTCGACGAGGCCGTCATAAAGCTGATGGCCCTTCGCGACGTCGACGTCGACAGTCTGGCCGGGATCGACAAAGACCGTGCCGCTGTCCGTCTCGACGCCGCGCGGGCCTGCCGCAGTGTTCGTGATCTTCGTCATTGCCTTCGCTCTCCTAGACGCCCCACGCGCTCTTAGATGTTGTCGCGGTAAGCGACGGTCTTCGGGCGGTAGATTTCAAGCTGGCCGACGTTCATGATGCCATCGACGCGCCACGACATCGACGAGATCGCGAACGGCGGCAGGAATTCGTACATGCCGGGCAAGAAGAATTCCATGTTGTCCGGCGACTTCTCGTAGGCGACCATGCGGCGCGTGCTGGACGCTCCCGCCGTCTCGAGCTCGCGGCTTGCGCGGATGTCGAGCCGCTGGCCGGTCATCGCCGTATAGCTGTTGTTGTTCTGAACGAACGTCAGGATGCTGTCGCTCGAATTCGTCAGCTGGACGTTGTTGATCGCCAGGAACGCGGTCGTCGGAAGCAGCAGGGCGTTCGGCATCGCCGTTTCCTTGCTGTTCGTGATTACGTCGTTCAGCACCTGGTTAACGTCCGCGAGAATATTCGCGACAGTGGCGCTGCCCCATGTGCCGTTCGTGGCATTGGCCGCCGGAACGGATGCGTTGTTGACGAGGCCGGTGACGTTCTTCTCGGTCGAGCCACGGATCACGGCGTCGTAGATGAACTTCTCGGCCACCATTCTTGCGGCGGATGCCTTGCGATCGCCGAGCGTGACGCCCATGCGAGCCGCGCGATTGACCTCCTGCAGGCTCAGCTCATAGCCGGCGCCCGCCAGGTAGAAATTGCTCTGGCCCTGCGAGAAGTTGACGCTCGCGTTCGGGATGTCGAAGCCCTTGCCAGCGATGTACGCGGCGGCGCCGGCGATGTCGCCCGAATAGACGAGCGTTCCGATGTCCCACATGTCGCCATCGGTATTGACGGGCACGAGCCCGGCATAATCGAACGACGGATATTTCGTCTGTAGGACGGCGGCGTGCGTCCGATACAGCTGCGGAACGACGAAGCCGGCCGCTTGCTGCGCGTCACGGAAGATCTGACCATCGAACGGCATCTGTTGCCCTCCTTACGAGCGAGTGACGCGGAGCGGGACAAGACCCGCAGCCGTGGTTGTGAGGTCGAACTTAGCCGGAATTGCCGTGTTCGACGTCGAGACGTTCGTGATCGCGCCAGCACTTGTGACATAGGCCGCGTCGCCGTCGGCAACGGCGACTGCCGCGCTCACCCAAATGACGCCTTCGTTGAGCAGCGCGACGGTGCGGTACTGCGCGATCGTGTCGGCCGTCTCGCCAGCGCCTGGCACCTGGCCAGCGTCGGCAATGACGATGCCCATGAACGTGCCCGCCGCCGGAGTCCCCGTGACGCCATGATCGCCGGAGCCGCGGAAAGCGGCCTTGCCGAACGCGATGCCGGCGGCATCCTCGATCGTACGGCTGATCCGGTTGGACTCCTCGCCGTTGTAGACCATGCCGGCATAACCGCCGGGGATGCTCGTGGAGTAGCTGCTCTGAACGGTGATCGCCATGTCGTCTCTACTCCTTTAGGCGGCGTTCGCGGCGGGCTTCTGCCAGCCGGTGGAAAGGTTCTTGCGGCTCTCGGCGACGGCCTTGTCGTACTCGGCGCGCGCGTCGTCGACGCTGACCGGCTGCGAGCCGATGGCTTCGCGAAGGCCGTCCTTCGTCTCGGCCGGCTTCACGTCCTTCGTCAGCACCTTGAAGGCACCACCGATGCCGGCTTCATCCATGCCGTTCGCGGCATCGCCGAGCTTGGCGCGGACGACGGCTTCGCGGATCTCGGCATCGCTCTTGCCATCGGTCACGACCGACGGATCGACGGCTTTCGCGGTCGCGATCAGGAGCGCGCGGTCGCGAGCCATCTGCTCGAGCTGCTGCGGCGACACCTTGGCGTCCTCCAGCTTCTGCTCGAGCGCCTTGATCTCGCCGTCCTTCGTGGAAACCGTCGCAGTGAGCTCGCCGACCTTCGTCTCGGAAGCGGTGAGCTTGTCCTGAAGCGAGCTGGCCTGAGCCTGCAGCTTTTCGATCGCGGCCTTGGCCGGATCGGAGACTTCCGTCACCTGAAGGCCGTCGATGATCAGCGTGTGCGGCATTTTTGCGTCTCCGTCTTTGGTCGGCCTTGGCCGTCCGTCGATTGTGCCTGTTTTATCGTCGCGGAAATCGTCGCTGTAGGTTCGTTCGTCGGTCAGCAGCGCGATGAGGTCAGCGCCCGGCAATTTGTCGCACGCGGCGGCATCGCTGATGCGGCACATCGGCCCCGCGCGGCCCCTGTCGACGACGGCGACGTGGTTGCCGCGAATTTGGCGCTGGACGGCGTCGTAGGCATCGCCGGTTTCCGTCTCGCCAGGCGTGAAATCGACGATCGAGGCATAGCCGTTCGACAGTTCGCGCTTGCCGGACTCGACGCTGTCGATGATGCCCTTGTCCATGAGGACGATGTCGAAGGCGAGATATTCGCCGTCGCGAAGTGCCCTGCCGACGACGCCCTTGGCATTGTCGCGCCAGTTGGCCGCCGTGACCGGCTCGGCCGGATGATCGTTCGTGACCGGCTTCATCAGGAAGCTGGCGACGCTGTCGGCGGCGAAGACTTCGCTCTCCGGCCGATAGACCTTCACCGTCTGGTCGGCGGCAAAACCGTGCTCGCCTTTCGGATCGACCTCGGCCCCGAGATAATCGTAAATTCCCGCCCTCGCCGCCCTTGCGCGGACGACCATGTAGCCGTCCTGCGTCTTGCGCGGATGATCGAAGCTGAGCGCGTCAGTGAAGAGCATGCGCCCGAAATTACGAGCGGGGGCGCGGCGGCTGTAGGTTCGTCAGGCTTCTGCGTCAGCGTCGAAGGTGATCACACCCTGCGCCGTGCATCCACACATCGGGGGAACGCCCGGCATGTCGTCGGCTGGAATGCCCGAGCCCTCCCACGGATAGACCTTGCCGTCGCGCGCTTCATGCCAGAGCCGCGGATGGCGCTTGGCCGAATGCCGCCACTTGAAATGCGTCAGCCCTGTCTGCTCCTGCCGAGCGCGGTTCAGCCGCTCGCCGAGCTTCACTGTCTGATCGCCAGCGATGCGAAGCGCCCGAGTCCGGCTCATGGCGACGATGTCACGCAATTCCGTGGCGATGTCGGCGGCAGACTTTCGCGCGGTCAGCCCGGCGAAGATCGCATTCGCTATGCGCCGGCGCGTCTCGTCGCTCACGTCCTTGATCAGCGATACGTTCCAATCGATCGCCGCCTGGAGCGTGTCATTCACGTCGCCGGCCGTCAGAATCGTGTTCAGGTCGACATCGGATGCCGAGAGCACGCTCGAAACGAACTTGTCGCGCTGGACACGCTCGACGCCAAACGCCCATTGCCGCAGGTCCGGCGTCAGCAGCAGGACGAGCCGCTGGATCTCGGCCTGAACGGCGTCCATCGCCGAGCGAATGTCGTCGCTACTGTCGGTCGTGATCTCGGAAAGCGTCTTCGCGTAGGCGGCGTTGATCCGCTCGAGCGCGGCGTTCCACGTGGAAACGACCCGCACATAGATGGCGAAGAGGTTTTGCGCCTGCGCCTGCGTCGTCACGATCTTCGCCAGCACGATTGGCTTTCGCGAGCGGCGCTGCTTCGCGACCCGAGATGCCAGGCTGAACTTGAGCATCAGCCGATGCTCTCGCAGCGGATCGTCCCGCCAGTCTCGATGTTGCGCTGAGCCGCGATCTCGACAGCCTGCTCCGGCGTTGCTCCGGCCAGCATGGCGCCGAGCGCAAGATCGCCGCCGCTCCCGATCACCGCCGGCCAGGATGACGCCACGCCGAACGTCGGGTGCTTGTCGCAATAGTAGAGGCCCGAACCGTCGGGCATGAGCCGCAGCACTTCCCAATTATCGCCGCAGGCTTCGACCTCTTCCTTCTCGCCGTTGAGAAAGGCGGCCAGAGCATGGAGCGCCGGATAATCGCCGGAAACGCCGAGCAACGAGCCATCCTTCAGCCGGACGATCTTCTCGGCATCGAACTCGGCGATCGTCCCGGCTTCCGTTGCGAGCAGCCCGTCGGCCGCCATCCAATGGCCATCGCAAGCGATTGTCGTCATGCCGAATAGCCGAGCTCGCGCGCCGCTGTCCTCATGGCGGTGAAGCGCTCAGCCATCGTCATGTCGTTCCATGTGACGCGGGCGCAGGGTGGCTGGCCGAACTGGTCGACAACGCGATTGAGGAAGGCGCGGCAGACGACTTCGGCGATCTCTTCCGGCGTGTCGACTTCACGATGCTCGGCCATCACTCTTCCTCGATCGACTGGCTCCAGTCCTCGTTCACTTCCTCAAAGATTTCAGGGCCGAAGATCAGCTCGCCGCGGTAGGGCTCGACGGCCGCCATGTCGAAGCCGGCCGGAGCCTCGTAGGTGATCGTGACGTGCGGCTGATATTCGTCGTAATCGTGGGTCGCGCCGGCCTGCTCCAGCTGCTCATGGCGCCAGCAGAGATCGGACGAGTTGAACAGCAAGACGATGGCCTGCTTGAGATTGCCATAGACGTCGAGCATCCGGGCGCCGCCGGGCGCAACGCGGAGCCTGCCTTCGCTGTCTTCGCCCCACGCCTGGCCCATCGCCATCCAGTCGACGGGAGCGCGACTGTAGCAGATCGCCACATGCATCTGGTCGGCCGGAACTGTCGTTTCGAAGCCTTGGCCTTTGGCCCATGCGACCAGCGCGTCGGCATTCAGCAGCTTGCGGCTGACGTAGAGCGTCCTCGGCGCCGCGTCCTTCAGGATCGCGTCGGCCTGCGGCTTCGTGATTGTCCCGCTTTGCTCCATCGCTGCGACGCGCTGCTCAAGCGTCAGCAGATCGCTTTCGTTCGGAGCGGGCTCGGGATTGGCTGCCGCTTCCTCGAAGGCGGCCTCGGAGCCTGGCCAGCGCCCGCTTTCGATCATCCTGTTCTTCGCGATCGCCGACAGAGCGGCTTCGGGAAAGACCGCCATGTCGGAATAATTCTTGAGCGACTGCGAGAGCTTGAACTCGATGTCGGCCGCGTCCGTCTCCGAGACGTTATCGAGCGGCGCGAATTCGTAATAGATGTCCGACGGCACCGCGCCGAGCGCGGATGGCAGCAGGAGCGCGTCGATCTGATCAAGAGCGGGGCTAAGCAGCTCCGACTGGCGGGCCTTCACCATCGAGTGATAATCGCGCTCTTCGCCGTCGCCGGTGGATTGCAGCCCGCGTGGTGATTGGCCGAGCAGCCGCGTCAGCGGAATGTCGGCCGCGCCGGCGACAACGTCCATAAACGCCAGCATGATCTCGGGCATGCCGGCCCATGTGATCTGTTTCTGCTCCCACTCTTCGGCCCCATCGAGGATGAGCGCCCGCCAGTTGGATTTGCCGAGATTGGCAAGGCCGAGCCGATCGAGCAGTCGCTTCTCGTATTCCGACGAGCCGACGTTGTTCATCATGTCGGGAATCTTGATGACGTCGATCTTTGCTTCGTCGATCAGCGATGCGAAGCCGGACTGCGAGAGGTCCGCGTTCTTCACGGCCTCGCCGATCGATTGCATCAGTGGATCGCCCCAAAACCACGAGGTTGACGGCCACATGCTGCCTTCCGGCGCTTTTTGGCCGACGAACGCGACCACGCGCGACGGATGGAGCTTGATCTGCCGCCCGTTGGCACCGGTCATCGAGAAGAAGTCCGGCTGCATGAACCAGGCGTCTTCTGGATCCAGCCGCGCTTGGCCCTCGCTCAGCTGATGGCGCGAGACGACGTGAACGTAGCGCAGGCCATTGGCCTTGATGACCTCCGGCCGGATCGGCTCTTCCGTGTTCGCATCGCCAGTGCCGAGCAGCAATGCGCCGCCGCCGAACAGCCTGGCGAGCACGAGCGCCCGCTGGCACTTGGCCTTGATCTGCAGCCGCTTTTCCTCGGCCTCGATCTTCTGGATGGCATCGCTGTCTGTCTGCCAATCGCGCCATTCGCGCGTCATGTCGAACGGCGGGATGTCGATGATCTTGCGGACCAGCCAGCTCGAGCGATAGGCGGCTTCCGCTTCCTGCGGCGTCAACGGCTGCAGGGCGTAGAAAGCGGCCGCGCGCTTGTCGGCCGTCGTTCCCATGCCCGACATCACGTTCACGAGCCGGTCGAAGAAGTTGAGAACGGCGCCCATTGCAGCGCGAAGGATATTTGCCGACGCTCTGGCGCTGTAGGTTCGTTCAGTGCTTCGTGACCGCTTCCATCTGGCCGGCACGCTCTCTCAGGCGGTACGCGCGTTCTGCCCATGCCTGCGCCAGCCCTTGATTGCCGTGCGCCGCCGACATCGCCGCAAGCGCATCGTACTGCGCCGCCTGAGCGCGAAGCCCGTCAGCGGTCAGCATCCAACCGTCGGCGCGGGCGGCGATCACAGATTCTCCAAGCTGTAGCGCGAACGCCGATCGACGAACGTGAGCATGAACGCCTCGGCATGGTCCGGCGATGCGATGCCGCGGCGCTTGAGCTCGTCCTTCTTCTCGATGACGATCTTGCCCTTCTCGTTCTTGAACCACCTGACGAGTGAGAGCTGCGAACAAAGCGTGTCGCTCTCCGGATCGCCGGACGGCAGCGAGATCACTTCGGTCGGCGAATGCTGCTTGCCGCCTTCCTGGCCCTCAAGGAACAGGACGTGCTGGTAAGTGCGCTGGAAGGCCATGCGAGCAAGCCACCAGAGCTCGGCCTTCAGATTGCCGAACATCTCCTCGGACGTGCGGCCGTCATCCCAACGCCTGTCCGTTGGTGTGTCGCCGACGTTCACCGGCTCAGCCTTCACCGTGCGGCGCGGATCCGCCTTGCGCAGCGTCGATGCCACGCCGGCACCGATGCCAACGCTGTCGAAGTTGAGCAGCGACGCGCCATGTGCCTCCGAAAGCTCGATGCCCCAATAGGCCGTCTCCGTCGTGTCCGGATCGCCGCGCGACGCTGGCGGCATGACCACAGCCCCGCGGCGCGTGACATGAACGCTCTTCGCCTTGCCCCCGCCGACGTCCAGGCCCGAGATGCCGGCATTCGACGGCATGACCGTCGGATCGAGTCTGGCCACGCGCTTCGCCGCATCGACCCATTTCGCCGGAATGCAGACACCCTCCAGCGACGCCGAATAGTCGATGTCGTACTCGCTCGCCCATGCGGTCGGATCGGAGAAGCCAGCCTTCTTCATGGCCGCCCATTCTTCGTCCTTCCGCGGGTCGTCGCGCCAATGGAGCGTGAAAATCTGATGCTGCTTCAGGACCGAATGTCGCTTGCGAGCGAACAGGTTTCCCATGCCGTTGACGCTGCTGACCCATCCAACGCAGTCCGTGTTGCCGGAAAGCGCCTTCTCGATGCTCTCGGCGTTCGGCACGAAAGCGGCCTCGTCGACGATGTAGAGGCTTGAGCGGCCACCGCGGCCCATGTCCTCGCCGCCTTCGCCGGAGATGATCGCGCCGGTGGCCGGGTTCATCAGCCGCATGAACAGGCTGTGGTTGGCCCACTGGAAGCCTGAAGGCAGCATCCATTCCGGCAGTCTCCGCGCCATGATGCGCAGCTTCTCGAAGATGCTGTCCGGCTGTCCGGACTTGTCGACATATTCGGCCTTGCGCGATCCGAACGTCGTCTTGAAGCCAGGCGCGAACAGCCAGCGATTGAGCGCGTAGCCGGCGCAGAGGTACGTCACGCCGACGTCGCGGCTCTTGTCCGTCAGCCATTCCTCGCCAGCCTCGACGCGCTCGTGCAGCCAGCGGATGAAGTCGCGCTGACGCGGCCAAAGCTCGAAGCGAAGATAGGGGCTCGCCAGCGACCCGTCGGCGTTCCTCGTTCCCGATAGCCGCGGGTCGAACGTCCAGACGTAATTATCGAACCAGTAGATGATCCCGTCGGCATCGGCGCCACAACGGGCGCATTCGGCGGCGCGATCAAGCTGCTCCTTGCGTTCCAGCTCTAGCCGGTGTTCGCTTTCGATCGCTGCGGCATGCTCGGCCCTGCGAGCCCGTTCCGCGCGAACAAGCTCAAGCGCCTGGCGCGGATCGATTGAATAGGCGTTCAAGGACTTCGAGCTCTTCGTCCGTGGCGTTGCTGAGATCCAGCCCGTGCCTGATCTTGTCGACGATCAGGCCGTTGAGCTTCGCCGCATCCATCAGCGATGCGCGCGCCACCGACAGCAGCGGCGCGTCTTTCGCGTCCTCGCCTTTTTTCGCAATGTTTAGAAGGCGTTGCGTGATGCTTTCGACCGTGACGACAGTCCGTTCTGCTGCTTCCGCCTTCAATTCGGCGAGGCGAGCCTGAACGTTGACATTTGTTGCCAGGCGGGAAGCAGCGGTTCGATCACCTTTGTAGCCGGCTGAGCGATAGGCGTCTTCCTGCGACTTCCCCTTCGCCAATTCCTGGGCGAATCGCTCGTGGCGGGCGTTCTTCAGTGGGCCGGGCATTGCCGAATTCCGAGCCGTTCGTTGACCGCAAGCAGGAAGATCAGCTCGCACGGTCGCGCTCGCCGGCTACCCTTTTTCGAGTTGCAGCAGCGGTGCGCAAGCAGAACATTGGCAGAGCG